CAAAAAAACAACATTTAAGAAAATTGATCTAACCAAGAAAGCAGATGTGCAGACCGTGGCACAAGGCGTTGCAGCCGTAAAAAAATGGCATAAAACGCATCCAACGAAAGGTAGATAATGACTGTACCCACTCTGCAATACAGTTTAAACAGATTGGCTGGCACAATTGTCAACGGGGTACCAACCCTTGACTCACAAGGTGCTGCCAATAAATGGGCAGCCACACCAACGCCTTTGGACTTGGATGGTGCGCTTAATTATCTTTACGTTCAGCGTTTTGGCGCTATCAACTATAGTACAGACATGCCAGGTATCTTGAATAAACTTGCTGGCACCTACGGACTAGGCGAGAATTTAGCCGCCTCTTTGATAGCCTCATGACACTTTTCTCAGACCTTATAGACGAAACAGCCCTATCGCTGACAGGTTACACCAACCGTCAAGATCAGGCTACATTCCTTACTGCGCCTATGGCGCCAACCGACCTAACCTTCACAGTTGCCGATGGCACTGTGCTAACTCGTGGCTTGGTTGAGATTGACGATGAGTTGATCTGGGTTGACTCATTTGACCGTACAACCAACACAGCCACTGTCCCTGCCTATGGCAGAGGATTTAGAGATACAACTGCTGCTGTTCACCTAGCAGGTGTACGGGTGACTATCACTCCTTCGTTCCCACGCTCAGTAATTCGCCGCAACCTACAGCAAGCAATTGATGCTGTATATCCAGACTTGTTTGGCGTTTACTACACACTCTTTACATTCCAAGCCGCAGTGACAACTTATGTTTTGCCAGATGAATGCGTAGATGTGCTGGCTGCCTCATGGCAGACCATCGGCCCATCTAAGGAATGGCTACCTATCCGCCACTACCGCGTAGATCGTACTGCTAACCCAATTGTATGGAACAGCGGTAAGACTATTTCGATCCGTGAAGGCATCATTCCTGGCCGTCAGATCATGGTGACTTACACCAAGAAGCCAACTGTCTTGCAATATGACTCAGATGACTTTTCTATGACTGGCCTTGAAGATACTTGCCGTGAGGTAATTGTTCTTGGTGCGGCATACCGTACAGCAATGTACCTAGATTTTGGTCGTGTACCTGCGCTATCTGCAGAAGCAGGTTCAATGGGCCAAAATAACCCAATTGGCTCAGCAGTTAACATTGGCCGTGCTATTCAAAATCTATACCAGCAACGTCTGCAAATCGAGATTCGTCGTCTCCAGGAGCAGTTCCCACCACGTACGCACTACACAAGTTAGGATAGCCAGTGACACGTTACTACTCCGCGATTGCGGTTGACAACACGCTTGCTTCAGCAATCACCAGTTCATCTACAACGGCGATTCTTAATGCCTCGCCAGTGGGCTACCCAAGCACCTACCCTTTTGTTTTGGCGTTTGATTACAATACTGCGCTTGAGGAACTAATTCTAGTAACTGGAATTTCTGGTTCAACATTAACCATCACTCGTGGCTTTAACGGTACAACCGCTACAGCGCACGGAGTTGGTGCGGTTATTCGTCACGTCATCACAGCCCAGGATTTAACCGATGCTGCCAGCCATGAGGCTGCATCATCAGGCGTACATGGAATTACTGGCAATGTTGTAGGCGATGTTGACACTCAAACCTTGACAAACAAAACAATTGATTATAACAGCAATACTTTGTTAAATTTGCCAGGGGCTAATTTTAACTTATCATTTAATGCTCAGACGGGAACAACCTATACGCTTATCAGCACAGATGCAAATAAATTAGTTACTTTAAGCAACGCATCAGCAATCACCTTGACAGTGCCGCCAAGTGTATTTACCACAGGACAGCAAGTAAACGTTCAACAAATTGGTGCTGGGCAAGTCAGCATTGCGGCAGGTTCAGGTGTAACTATTACATCCACAGGTGCAACCGTTGCTGCTCCGAACCTTCGTGCGCAGTATAGCGCTGCTACAATTATTTGCACAGGAACAAATACATTTACCGTGATTGGGGATATTTCCTAATGGCAGTAATACCAGGCATTTTAGCCTCAGCAATAACTGGGCATTTGGTGACAAGCAACTTCTTCAAGATTGCTACGGTAACACCCAGTAACGGAACTGGTTCAATAACATTTTCGTCAATTCCAAGCACATATAAATCTTTACAGATTCGTGGCGTTTATCAAGATACAACTACTTCCACTGCATCTATTGATTTAACAATGACTGTTAATTCTTTAGGTGGTAGCACTTATGCTTATCATCAATTGTATGGAAATGGTTCAACGGCCGTTGCCGCTGGAACAATTTCTTATCCTTACATTGATATTTTGGGTGGTGCATCTAGCGCTTATTCAAATGTAACAGGTGCTTTTATTATAGACATAATTGATTATGCGTCTACAACTAAATATAAAACTGTAAAAATCGTAAGCGGAGCCAATGTAAATGTTTCTACTACTTCTTATGGTGTTTATCTTAGCAGCGCATTGATACAAACCACATCTGCATTAAACTCGATCAATTTGCAGGCCGGATATAACGGCATGGCTACCGGCACAACCTTTTCGCTTTACGGAATTAGTTAGGATACGCAATGGCTACCGCTACATATGTTCCAATCGCAACGCAAACGCTTTCAACTGCTGCTTCTAGCATTACATTCTCTAGCATCCCAAGTACCTATACGGATTTGCGAATTGTGTTTGTTCCTATTTCAACATCCGCCAATGGAAATTACTTTATTTTTAATAGTGATACTTCTGCTTTGTATTCGCAAACGCTATTATATGGAATAGCAACAAGCGCAGGAAGCGCTAACGCCACAGGCGGAAATAGTTTTGGATTTGACTACTATAGTACTGGTACAACTCCATCTACTGTTTATCAAGTTAATATATTTTCTTACGCTGGCTCTACTTACAAAACACTTTTGATAAATAATGCAAATGATAGAAACAGCCCGGGCGCTATTGTGGCTGGAGTTGGGCTTTATAGAAGCACATCTGCAATAACATCTGTTACTTTTAATACAGGTGGTTCTACTAACTTTGCCGCTGGCACAACCGCTACTCTTTGGGGGATTTAATGGCTGCAACATACAACCTCATTAGCAGTCAAGTTCTTGGCTCATCCACCGCTTCTGTTACTTTCTCGTCAATTCCTCAAACTTATACAGATTTGGTGTTGCGATATAGTGCAAGAACAGATAGAACAGGTAATGCGATAGATAACTTTGCATTGACAATCAACGCAGATTCTTCAACTAATTATTCTCGTACTCAATTATATGGTTCTGGAAGCACAACAACAAGCAACAATGCTGTCAACAGTACAGTTGCAAGTTTTTCATTTGGGCTTGATGGAAATGGTGCTGCAAGCAATACTTTTGCCAGCGGAGAAATATACATTCCAAATTACACCGCTTCTCAATCTAAACCATTATCTACATTTTCTGCAATGGAAGATAATGCAACTGCGGCATATATCAACGCTACGGCCCAATTATGGAGAAATACCGCAGCAATAACTTCTCTTAGCGCCACAATGCTAATAGGTTCAAACTTTCTTCAATACTCAACCTTCTACCTTTACGGCATCAAAAACTCATAACGAAAGGCAAAACAAATGACAGATGACACACCAACCGCAGTCGAAGTGAACTGCGAAACCGGAGAAGTGACTACTCGCCCACTTACCGCCGATGAGATTGCTGCACAGGCTGCTGCTGCTCAGGCTGCGGCAGACCAAAAGGCTGCGGCTGATGCCGCTGCTGCAGCACAGGCTGCTAAGTTGGCTGCAACTAACCAAAAGTTGATCGGTCTTGGACTTACCCAAGATGACATTGACACGCTATTGGCAGCCGCTAAAAACTAATTAGTGTAGAATAAACTGTCCCTGAATTGCTCTCAAGGAAACTACGAATCTGACTCGCCGTTGCTGCGGCACACAGAAATAGCAATACCGCCCCGCCACGTGCGGGGCTTTTTTATTGGAACAAACTAAGGAGTAGATGTGGCATTAGACGGCTTTAAGCATATCGCTGAAAGACCAACAGACCCTATTGGACAGCCAGCAAACCAAGGCGCCACTTACTACAACACATCCAATAACTACGACTGCGCTGTCGCTGGTCTACCTTTCTTCTTGGGTATTGACAAAGAGCATCCATACAAGCGTGAGACAGCCCAGTATCGCAAGCAACAGATTGACCAACAGAAGGAACCAGGTGAGCAGACGCTCACAGGTTGGTGGCTTCGTAGCCAATCCTCGTTTCATTACGGTGCAGGCATTCGTTATGAGGAACCAATTGAAGGCGAGACGGTTGGCTACCGCTTCAACAAATCCGCTGGTGTAGATGTATTTAACATTGGTCGAGTAACGCTACTCCCAGATGTTACACAGAACAGCAGCATTACAGTTGGCAGTGGCGTTACACCTATCATGGTGGGCGGCACAGATGCCAATGGGGTAAACCTATACTTGACAGCAACTGGATCAACTTTGCAGTTAACCACCACATCTACCACTTCAACCCTTACATGGGGCGGCAGTGGCACAATCCTTGCTCTTGCTCAAGATGGTGCAAACTACTATGTCCTTAATGCCACAGGCATTTATAAAGGCCCACTGACTGGCGCTACAAGCGGCACATTGATCTTTACCAATCCGTCGTTTCTTAACACTGTAACCACAGGCGTACTTGGTTGGGTTAAGCAGCGTCTTATCGCTGGCATCAACGGCGGTTTGTTTGAGGTAGATAGCATCACTTCCTACAATGTCTCACAGACTTATGTAGATGGCTCATTCAATGCTTACATCACCACCAGCCAGCCAAACAACTTCGTTGTAGGTTCAGAGGTAACGCTATCTGGCGTAGGTACGCCATACAACGGCACAGCCACAGTTACCAGCGTATTGAGCCAAACCCAGTTTACCTTTTTCCTCAATACTGCCGCTACATCTACCAACGCTTCAGCATCAGGAACAGTTGCCCTTGCAAACAATAACCAGTTACCTATTTATGTTCACCCTAACCCATCATGGAAATGGACAGCCATCTGTGAAGGCCCAAATAATATTTACGTTTCTGGCTATGCTGGTTCTTATTCGTCTATCTTCAGACTAGCACTAGATACAACAACAGGTTCTATCCCGCTACTTACCCGTAGCCTTGAGGCTGCTCTTATGCCTACGGGCGAGCAGATCAACTGCATGGGAGCATACCTGGGCAAGTTCATTGTGCTTGGCACAAACAAGGGCATCCGTATCGGCACCATTGATACATCAGGCTTTGTATCTAATGGTTACATTACCTACGGTCCGCTAATTGTTATTACCAATGGCTACGACCCAGCCAGTGCAACCGTCCTTAACGGCCTTGCTTGCCGCAGCCTAGTCTTCAATGATCGTTATGCCTATGTCACTATCTCAAACTACATTGACAATGGCGATGGCACATACTCATCTGGCCTTATCAAAATTGACCTAAGCCGTGACTTTGGTACGCTTCAAATGGGATGGGCTACACACCTTCGCGTGCCATCTACAGCAGAGGCTGTTGCTGTATGCGTCATGGGACAGACCAATAAACTTGTCATTGGCGTTAAAGGTGTAGGTGTGTACCAACAGTCTATTAATCTTGTATCCAGCGGCTACTTACAAACTGGTCAGATCCGTTACTTCACCCTTGAAGATAAGCATTTTGAGTTGGTTAAGTTGCGCGAGACGCTACCAATCCAGGGCAAGATTAAACTATCAAGCGTACTATCCACAGGTTTAATTACCGACATTATTACCGTTGATAATACATTTGACTTTACCCAAGACATTACAGGGCTAGATCAGACAACTGACATTACCCCGCAAGAATCAATTGCCTTGAAGTTTACATTCTACTCAGCATCTGGTCAGCAGGTGGGTAGCGAAGATTCATTCAACGGCTATCAACTCAAAGCCCTACCAGCAGTGGCACGTGAGCGTATCTATACAATGCCATTGCTTTGCTATGACTTTGAAGAAGACCGTTACAACATGGTTACTGGCTATGACGGCCGTGCTATGGAGCGTTTGACTGCACTTGAAAGCGTTGAGTCAAATGGCGATGTAATCATCTTGCAAGACTTTACCAATGGCGAAACTATTCGTGGCGTTATTGAGAGTATTTCTTTTAGCCGTGAGGCGCCACCTGATCGTCGCTTCAATGGCTTCGGCGGTGTTATCAGTCTTCAGTTTCGTACTATCGTCGCGTAAAGGATATGGCAGTGAATCAAACAGATATTTCAACCATCCTCTACAACGATGTATTTACCATCGGTGCGGTAGCAACAGGGTTTTGGTTTTTGTTTAAGCATGGCGTTAAGAACGTTGTTAAGGATATAGAAAGCCAATCCTCAGCAGATATTAAGACTATCAAGCATGAGGTATTGCCTAATTCTGGCGGTTCACTTAATGATGCAATCCGCAAGCAAATCATTCCTATGATCGAAACATTGGTTGAAAGACAACACGGCATAGACCTAAAGGTCAGCATGCTAGATGGCAAGTTCGAGCAGCACATTAGGGAGCATAATGTTTAAGAAGAAATACATTCATCCAGACACTGGCGATGTATTAACATTTAGCGAGAATATTTCCTGGAAGATTCAAGGCCTTATCCGCAACTGGTACTTCGTCCTTGCCTGGTCCATCATGACATTTGTTTGGTGGGCGCAACCT